CACTTCCACGTTCTTGTACTGCAACTGGGCGTCGGTGGCGACAGACTGGGCACCAATGATCGGAGGAGTGATCGTCATGGTGGTGGCCGAGTCCACAGAAACCACGCGGAAGGTCTTGAGTTGACCAGTGCTCTGCTTGGTGATGTGGTGGACAGCTTCCACGCCAGCGATCTTGAAGGCATCGCCAGCAGCCACGTTGGTCGTCGAGGAGACGGTCACGGTCTGGAAGCGGTTGTCCACGTTGATCTGGCCGCCGACAGCAGTCGAGGTGGCCTGGGGCGTGTAGTTGGCCTGGGTGCCAGCGCCACTGGTGTCGATGGTGATCGAGCCACCACCAGCAGCCGCGGTCAGACGGTTGGCGTAGTCCATCTTGTAGGTCTCGAAGCTGGCCACCATGCCGACATAGCTGCGCTCATAGGCACGGTCAGACTTAGCATTGCCGAACGAACGAGCAGTGCCAACCAGGTTGCCGGCCAGACCGTTGTAGTCACGGCTGGACAGAGCCAGGAAGCGGTCGTAGTCAGGCACGCCTTGCTCGTTCATGATGGCATCGCACAGGGCAACATCATCATAGTCACCAGCCGCAGCAGCGATGGGCACCACCAGCGAACCGAGGTTCGCAGCAGAACTCATGATGGCCACGTTGATGTCAGACGCGAGCTTCTGCTTGGCAGAGTCGCCCAGACGGCCTTCCTGCAGCGCATCGCGCAGTTCGAGCGTGGTCATCTCCCAGGGCACGGTCTTGCTGTAACCCAGGGTGGCAGGGACTGCCAACTGAGTCATGGCCTTGTAGCCAGAGATCGGGGTGCCAGGAGTGCTGTTGATCGACTGAGCGATGTAGGGCTGGGGACGCCAGATGGTGTTGTTTGCACGTTCCATCATCGTCTGGTCGGTGTTGTAGATCGCAACATTGCGAGACAACACCAGGGCATCCTGGAAACCTTCCAGGAGGTCTTCGAACGCTACGCGCTCTTCTTTGGAAAAACTATTGGCCATGATCGGCTCCTATTTCAAAAATCAGTTTTTGGATGCTGCACGTTTTTGCGCCTTGTACTGGATGACCTTGGTCATGTTGCCAGTACGAGCCGCTTCCTCGCGCAGCCGTTCAAGGGTTGAGTCCACCGAACCAGATACTCGTCCAGTTCCCTGGACGATGCGCTCCGGTGCGGGTGCTGCTCTACGGTTTGTGACTTTCAATTCTTTCTCCAGTCTTGCCACCGCAAAAGCAAACTTCACGGGGTCGGTAATCTTTGAGAGGTCGGCTGCCTTCCTTGGGTTCTTCCCGAGTGCGTACACAACCAGCGCAGGGTTCTCAGCTCCTTGCAGGATCACGCCTTGCTGGGTGACGCTGAAGACCTCCTGGGCAATCGCCTCGGCGTCCTCATAGTCTCGGACCTTCAGCTCGGCCTTGGCCTTGCTGTAGCCCTCCAGCTTGGCCTGCCAGGCTTGATGCTGCTGCTGCTCTGCCTGCCTGGTCTGTTCGACCATGAAGTCATGCTGCCGCTTGCGCTCATGCCAGGCGTCCAATGCCTGCTCGAATCTGTCTGCATCGTAGTCGTGGTCCTCCAGCTTTGGTTTCGGTCCCAACTGCACTGGCTTGTTCTCAGGTGCAGAGGTTGCGAGCCTAGCTTCGAGTTCACGAATCCGGCGCTCTTTTTCCCTATTGGCCTTGCGTAGCTCTCGAACCCATTCAGGTGCGCGAACTTCCTCTTCGGTGGGTGGCGATTCCTCACCTATGGAGACCACAACTTCGTCAGACACCTCCGCGTGCTCGTCATCAGAACCACCAGCGTATTGGCCATCAGCGGCATCGTTCTCGCTGACTTCAATCTCAACACCCTGCTGCTCGTCATCCAGCACCGCGGCCTCGTCGCCGTTGTCGTTTACTCCTGCTTCTGCCTTCAAATTCATCGTTGACCCCATCAAACTCACCCAATTTGAACGGCTGGGTGGTTGCCGTTTCCCACATTTTCACCCATTGCCAATCATCTGACAACAGGCTGCACCTCCTGGCCCATAACGGCCTGCTGAGTTGCTTCCAGGGCTGTGAGCGCCATGTTCTGTTCCTGAACACCAGTCTTAGCCAGCGTTTCTGCTGTGCGTGCTCGTGACAGGCCTGCGTCTGCCACCGTCTTGACGGTATCTGCACGCGCCTTTGCAGCCTTGGCAATCGCCTCCTCGGCCGCGGCCTGCAGGAAGATTTTGTTCGGGTCTTCGGGCTGGCCTTGCAGCTCGATCATCATCTCTTCCTGCTCTTGCTCGGTGGGCTTGACCACGCCCATGCGCACGAGCTGCTTGCGGAAGTAGTCGCGCACATCGCTGATGCCCTCGCCTTCCATGTTCATCATGGCCATCGCCTGCAGCACCTGCTTGGTCTGCTGGTCGTCAGTGATGGCCATCATGCCTGTCAGCGCACGGACAGTGGCCGCGCGCTTGCTGGTGCTGGATGGGCCGACCTCGACGTTCACGTCGAACTTGGCACGGCTGAGGTCGTTGTCCATGACCACCTCGCCAGCATCGCTGACGGTCGGCTGCATCAGCTCGACCATGCCAATCTCATCGTTCGGGCCGATGGTCTTCATCTTGCGGCCTTCCTCGACGTATATGTCGCGCGCCATCGAGAGCCAGATTTCACCGCAGCGCTGCATTCCCTTGGCAAAGTTGCTCATGTAAATGAACGTCTGCATGTCCAGCCTGGTCTGGATCATCTCGATGGCCTTGCCGGAGATGTTCGAGACCATCTTGTCAGCCTGCTGCGAGCTGCCCAGGATGTCCTGCATGTCCTGCTCGGTGATCTGCATCAGCGCAGCCATCGCAGGCGGGATTTGTGGGCTGCGGGTGTAGGCCACTGGGCCGCTGACCTGCTGGCTGCCGTCTGGGCCGGTGATCGGGTTGATCAGCAGATACGGGTAGTTGCGGATGTTGTCGTCTGCCCACATGACCTGGTGGCCGGTCACCTGCTCAGGCGTGAGGATCGGTTTCTCGACGCTGGACAGCGCGCTGATCTCGCCCAGCTTGGAGAGCTGCATGTTCTTCAGGCGCTGTGCATCCTTTGCCAGGCGCACCTGACCCATGCAGCGCTCGACGTTGTCGACGAACCAGCGCTTGCCGTAGACCGGGACGATGGGAATCTCTTTGCCTGCGATGTAGCCGGCATCTTCCAAGATGCGGCCGCCAGACATGATGTACTTGTGGACCTTGCGGGTCTTGATCTTGCGCTGCCGGACCTCTTGGCTGCCGATGGCCGCCAGCGTCTCTTCGAGCGCAGGGTCTGCATTGAAGTCGGCCTGGCGATAGCGCTCTTCGGTGCCGTCGATGGCTCGGAAGATGCGGATGGTCTCGCTGACATCCTCGACCTTGTAATACTCGGCCACATAGACCACGTCAGGCGTACACCAGTCAAACTCGTACTGGTGAATCTCCTTTGGCCAGTCGGTCGGGTCATCGCCCCAGGTTTCCTTGTAGGACTGGCGTGTCATGCTGGTGACAACGTAGCAGTACCTGGCGTCTGACTTGTCCTGGCGCTTGGAATTGAGGTCAAAGAATACCGAGCTGTCTGCATCGAAGATCGGCTCGATCATGATGCGCTGGTGCTCGTTTTCCTCGTCCTCGTCGTCCTCGTAGACGTTGCGCAGGCGCCAGGCGCCAAAGCCACCGCCGACTGCTTCCTCGAAGGCGTTGTCGTAGGCCTCGTCGGCCACGCTGTCCTTCTCGTCGGCACGGTACAGGCCATCGCACGTCTCGGCCAGCTTGTCGTCCTGTCCAGGCTTTGGCGTGAAGTCCACCGTGATCCGGTTGTTGCGGTACTCGTTGATGATGCGGATCACCGACAGGTGAATCTTGTTCACCTCGAACCTGGGCTTGTTCTCGTAGATGTCCCAGAGTGGGCCTTCCCACTGGCTGCCGGCCAGGCTGTAGAAGCGCCGGTCCTGCAGACACTGCAGGCGCTCATCGCGCAGTGCAGTCTGAATGTCGTTGAACTGCGCCAGCGCATCGCTGTGCAGTTTGTTGAGATATTGCTCTTTGGACATGCGTGCCATATTTCGCCCCTATTTGCAAGTATTTTCTACCATTTGCTCGTCACCGGCAATGGCTTGAAGTTGACGGGCCGGGAAACGACCGCAGCCCTGCGGACGCCTTCGCACGCATACCGCAGCGCATCGATGACGTGGTTTTGCTTGTCCTGCAGCACCGGCAGCACCTTGCCGGTCAGCGGGTCTGTCTTGTAGCTGTAGAACGTCAGCTCGTCGATTGTGTGCGTGCAGCGTGGATGCACCACGATGTCGTAGGACTTCAGCCACTCGACGCCCTCGGCCACCGAGTCCTTGCCTTTGACAGCCGGCATGATCTTCGGGAACCCGTTCTTGCGCATGTGGCTGATGGTCTCTGGCCTGGAGCTGTCGGCCACAAGTGGCCACTTCTCGGCCTCCGGCACGGTCATGAACAGCTCTGGCGTGTTCATGATCTCGCAGCCCACCATGTAGGCCTCGTGATCGATGTACAGCGTGCGGCCGACGATGTGGCAGCGCACCAGGACGGTCGGGTCGGTTGCAAAGCCCCAGTCAGCGCCGAGCCGGTGGATGGCGTCCTTCGGTGCCTCGAACTCCTCGATCTTCCAGTTGCGGAAGACGCGCGCGCTGCTGTTCTGCAGGTAGCCGCCACGCCAGACGTGTGCGTACTTGTCCGGGTCTCGTGACTTGTCGTACTCCATTTCGGAGCGCAGCACGTCCGGGAACCAAGGGTTGTCGTCGAAGTTGACCTCCAGCACCACCGAGTCCGGTGGTGGCTTGTCGCCACGCAGGAGCTGGTCGACCGGATCGCTCGACTGGCTCGGGTTCCAGGTGAACCACAGCTCGGAGCCTGGCTTGCGGATGGTCGGCCGCAGTAGGTCCAGGCTGCGCTGTGAGAGGCTCTGCGCCTCCTCGCACCAGGCACGGTCATAACCCTCCAGCGACTTGATCGAGTCGGCTGTGTGGTTCTGCAT